ATTTTAACCATAAAACCTTTTGGTGAATTAATTTCAAAATTTGATACGGGTAATTCTGGAATGCCAGTTATACACTCTGACAAATATAAAATTAATGGTAATAAGATAACTTGGTCTTTATTAGGTAAAACTTTAACAAGTGATATAATACGTAAAGAAGAAATTAAAGTTGGCGGTTTAAGAGACTATGATGAGACTAGATATGTGGTTAGCCTTGATGTAGAATTTGCTGGTGGTTTCTATAAAGACATAGAATTTACCATAGATGATAGAGAGGATAGAACTCCTATCTTGTTGGACCGTGCATTTATGAAGAGATTGAACGTAATGGTCAATCCACAAAGAAAATATGTGATAACAACCAAATACAGCATTGACTAATTAAAGTCTTTGTGTTAGGATAAGATTATGAAAAATGTAAAAATAATACGTTTACAAACCGGTGAAGATATAATAGGTGACGTTTCAGAGTCGCAAGGCTTGGTGAGTATCAAAAAGCCGTTCACTATCATACCAATGCAGGCACAACCAGGAAAACCAGTACAATTGGTTTTAACTCCTTGGATGCCTTATACAGATGATAGAGAACTTTCTATTGATGAAAGTAAAGTCATAACAATGGCAACACCAAAGTCTGATATACTAAAATCTTACGAACATAACGTAAGTGAAATAATTACTTCTAAACCTGGTTTAATAACGGAAACAACATTACCAAAACTTTAAAGTGGTAACGGTATATTTTATTAGGGCTAATAATGAGAAAGTCCGAGTAGAAGTATCAGAGGGTACTACCTTAATGCAGGCCGCTAAAGAGGCAAACATAAGGGAAATACCTGCTGATTGTGGCGGTAGTTGTGCTTGTGCTACGTGTCATATATATTTAAGTAATGCTTGGACACATATTCTACCTATTAAACAAAATAGTTTAGAACAATCATTATTAGAATATGAACGTGGTTATAAAGAAGGTGTGAGTAGATTAAGTTGTCAGATACAATTGACAAAAGATTTAAATAATTTGACGGTGAGATTAAGAGATAATGAACTTTTATAAAAATGTAATTGAACACAAAGGTAAACTTCTTATTCGTGGTGTACTAAACGGAAAAGATTATAAAGATAAAATAGATTTTGGTCCTACTCTCTACGCTTTATCACAACAAAAAACTAAAATAAAAAATCTACAAGGTCAGTTTTTAAAACCTATTACCTTTAATGATATTAGGTCTGCTAGACAATTTAAAAAAGACTATGGCGCTCAATCGCCATTGTTTGGTTTAGAAAGATATCATTATCAATATATTGGTAAAAATTATCCAGAGGCCATACAATGGTCAAAAGAACATATCAAAATATTTACATTAGATATAGAAACAGCCTGTGAAAATGGTTTTCCTGATGTAGAAAATCCTATTGAAGAGTTGTTATGTATCACGGTAAAAAATCAATCTAATAAACAAATTATAACCTGGGGTGTTGGCGACTATCATACAGATAGACCAGATGTTACCTATGTAAAATGTAAAAACGAAAAACAATTAATGTTTGAGTTTATGAAATTCTGGTTAAAAAACTATCCAGATATTATTACAGGTTGGAATACAAAATTCTTTGACTTGCCTTATTTAATGAATAGAATTAAATTAATTGCAGGTGATAAAGTTGCAAATAGAATGTCGCCTTGGAACTTAATCAATCGTGATGAGATTGTTGTAAGAGGCAGACCACAAACCGTTTATCAATTATTTGGTATTGTAATGTTAGATTACCTTGACTTGTATAAGTGGTTTATACCAACAAGACAAGAAAGTTATAGATTAGATTTTATTGGCGAACTAGAACTAGGCCAAAAGAAACACGAAAACCCTTTTGAAACATTTAAAGATTTTTATACTAAAGACTTTCAAAAGTTTGTAGATTACAATATTCAAGATGTTGAAATAGTTGACGCATTAGAAGATAAGTTAGGTCTTATTGATTTATCATTGACCGTTGCATATGAATCTAAAGTTAATTATGACGACATATTTTCGCAAGTTAGAGTTTGGGATACCTTGATTGCAAACCACTTGATGAAAAAGAACATAGCTGTGCCACCAAGAGAAGAACACTCTAAAGAAACAAAATACGAAGGCGCATATGTAAAAGAACCTCAACTAGGCGGCCATAATTGGATTGTGTCGTTTGATATAAACTCACTATATCCACATATTATTATTCAATATAATATTTCACCGGAAAAAATTATCGGTTCGTCTAGTAAAGGTGTATCTGTAAATAAAATGTTATCAAATACACCACTTGATTTTTTAAAAACAGAGGGTGCTTGTTTAACACCTAATGGTGCAATGTTTAAAAATGATAGTCAAGGGTTTCTACCTGAAATGATGGAAACAATGTACAATGAACGTGTCATTTACAAGAACAGAATGTTAAAGGCTAAAAAAGAATATCAAAAAACAAAAGACCCTAAACTTGTAAAAGAAATTTCACGTTGTCATAATATTCAATGGGCAAGAAAGATTGCCTTAAACTCAGCTTATGGTGCAGTAGGTAATCAATACTTTAGATACTATGATGTAAGACAGGCAAGTGGTATTACCACAGCAGGTCAGTTTATTATTCGTTTTATAGAAGATAAGATGAATGAATATTTAAATAAAGTATTACAAACGCAAGGTAAAAAAGATTATATTGTTGCGTCTGATACAGATTCAATTTATGTTTGTTTAGATAAACTTGTAGAAAAAACTTGTAAAGATAAAACAGATGACCAGATTACAGACTTTATAGGCAGAGTATGTGATAGTAGATTAGAACCATATATTGAAAAATGTTTTGAAGAATTAGCCGACTATTCAAATGCTTTTAAAAATGCAATGGTAATGAAAAGAGAAGTTATTGCCAACAAAGGTATATGGGTTGCAAAGAAAAGATATATGTTAAATGTTATTGATGAAGAGGGTATTAGATTATCAAAACCTAAACTTAAACTTATGGGTATTGAGGCAGTTAAATCATCAACACCACAGGTTTGTAGAGGTAAAATTAAAGACGCAATTAAAATTATTATGTCAAAAAAAGAAAGTGATTTACACGATTTTGTTGCAGAGTTTAAAAAAGAATTTATAGCATTACCACCAGAAGCGATTGCTTTTCCTAGAAGTTGTAATAACTTAAAAAAGTATCGTGACCATAATAGTATTTTTATTAAAGGTACACCAATTCACGTTAAGGGTGCGTTGATATATAATCATCAAGTAAAAGAGTTTGGTTTACAAAATAAATTTCCTTTTATACAAGAAGGCGACAAGATTAAATTTATTAAATTAGTAGAGGCAAATCCTTTTAAATTTGATGTTATAAGTTATATAACTAGTTTACCTAAAGAATTTAAATTACAACCATATGTAGATTATGAAACACAATTTGAAAAGACCTTTTTGGATCCTATGCGATTTGTATTACAAGCAATCGGTTGGGAACACGAACCAAAGGCAAGTTTAGAGGCATTTTTTGAATGAAATTATTTAAGTATAAGATAGACGATTTTTTTAAATGGGTCAAAGGTACAGAGTTAGTTGAACTAACAGACATAGATGTATCAGAGGATCCTGTAAGACCAGAATTAGATTTAGAATGGCGTTTAACTGCTGAAAGAAAAATCTATGGATTAAAATATGAAGACAATATTGAGGCCGTTGTTTGTGTTGCATATACAAATGAAGTACCAACAACCATTAGAGAAATGGATTATATGAGTCAAGTTGCTTGTCAAGATGGTCAATGTGGTAAAGTTGCTGTAGCATATACGGTATGGTCAAGAAAAAGAGGTGCAGGTAGAGAAATAATTAATAAGTTGTATGACTTTTTAAAATCAGATAGAGTTGAAACAAAAAGATTGGTAACTCTATCACCATTAACACCAATGGCCACACATTTTCATATTAGTAATGGTGCAAAACAAATAGCAATAAATGATACGACACAAAATTTTGAATATAAATTATGACAACATTTGATATTATAATATTTTATTTTACTCTATATTGGTCTTTTATGATAGGTAAATTTTTTGCCTATTCAAATATAAAAATATGGCAGTTTTTATTATTATGTTTTTTAGTTAAAATAGTAGGTATGGCATATGTTTCCTGATAAAAAATATGGTGTGATATATGCAGACCCACCTTGGTATTTTAAATCAAGGTCAAAAAAAGGTGAGGGTAGAAATCCTAATCAACATTATAATTGTATGGAGTTATTAGATATATGTAATCTACCTGTCAAAAATATATCTGCTGACAATTCAGTTTTATTAATGTGGGTTATTGACCCTATGTTAGACCTTGCATTTGATGTAATAGAATCCTGGGGTTTTCAATATAAGACCGTAGGTTTTACTTGGGCGAAAACAAATAAAACTAATATGGGTATGTTTACCGGTTTAGGATATTGGACTAGAGGCAATCCAGAAATGTGTTTACTTGCAACAAAAGGTAAACCAAAAAGAATTAATAAAGACGTAAAACAATTAGTAGTATCACCAAGAGAAGAACACTCAAAGAAACCTTTATTACATAAAGAAATAGAAAGACTTGTACCTGGCCCCTACATTGAATTGTTTGCGAGAAAAAAACCTTATGATAATTGGGATTATTGGGGTAATGAAGTATGAAAATTAGATATTACAAAAGAATAGATGGTTGGCGATGGTTAGGTTTTCTATTAGCAATGATAGGTGCTTTTATATTATCTAATGCAGATGTTGAAACTCAATGGATGGGGTGGGCAATTGCCACAATGTCTTGTAGTATTTGGATTTATATGGGAATAAAAGATAAAGATATACCAAGAGCGCTAATGGAACTTATGTATTTACTATTAGCATTAAGGGCTATATATAATTGGGTTATATGATTATAGATTTATTACTGGTTGCCTTATTCATAAAAATGTGTTATATTTTACCCTTATTTTTATTATGGAAATGGAATAATGAAGACCCTAACTAAAGAAGAAGCACTACATTGTGCTAATGTATTTACAAATTATTTTGGTCAGTTTAATCGTATAGACCAATATATGCGTGACCAGAAAATGGCACAAATAGAAACTATACCAACACCACTTCCTGGTATGGGTTTAGATTCAGATATGTTTAGTGATTTTGATTTATCACCTGAAGTTATGGATTTAGAAGTTGTTGAATTAAATAATGATACTTGGGACACCTGTATTAATATGATATCAAGTCATAGTAATATGGTTTCTATACCAGGTAAAACATTAAAACTTGCAGTAAAAGAAAAGAACACAGGCAAGTTTGTAGGTTTTATGAGATTTGGTTCTCCTGTAATTAATTGTAAACCTAGAAATACTTTGTTAGGTAATATACCTGAACTTACATCATTTAACAAAACTTCTATTATGGGTTTTGTGATTGTGCCTACACAACCATTTGGTTTTAATTATCTAGGTGGTAAATTATTGGCCGCTCTATGTTGTTCTCACGAAGTTAGAGAAAAACTAAACAAAAAATATAATATGAATTTAGTAATGTTTGAGACTACTAGTTTATATGGCAATAGTAAATCTGCTAGTCAATATGATGGTATGAAACCTATGTTAAAATATAAAGGTTTAACTGATAGTGATTTTATACCAATGATACACGGCAAACCATTTAAAGATTTACAAAATTATGTTGAGAGTAGAACTGGTCATTTAGTACCAGAAAATGCCTCTAGTAGAAAACTTAAATTAACAAATGCAATTATTGGTTTAATAAAAAGGTCAATAGATGGTGATGATTTAAAAACTTTTAATAGTACAATACTCAATGCTAAAAAATTAACTGAACAAAAAAGATATTATGTATCTAATTATGGTATTGAAAATTATATTGATATAGTAAATGGTAAAACAGATAAGATTGTTAGAGCACCTAATTATGATAGATTTTATGATAATGAACTTATAGAATGGTGGCGTAAACTTGCAACTAAAAGATATTACAAATTAAAAGAAGATGGCCGTTTAAGAAAAAATTTAGAGATATGGACAAGAGACAGCGAGATAGACATAATAAGATAGATGACTTTACAAAAGAGGAAAAGTTATCTGGTGGTGCCGTATTTGAGATTGGTGTAAGGCAATCTAAAGAACATAAAGCAATTAGAAGGATAGCGGAACCTCTTATGGAAAAACATTGGAAAGATAAAGTTACCAACCTACATAGGATATATAAAGTAGCGGAGTACCTACATAAAAGAAGTAAAAGAGCAAAATGATAGAAGACATATTAAAAGATTTAAGAGAATTAAGAGACGAAATGGTACAAGCAAATTGGCCAGCACAAAGATTAAGTAATCTTATCTTAAAGTATGAAATGAAAATACAAGAAACAAAAACGGAAAGTCAAAGATTACAAGACGAATTAGAGCCAATAGATGAATGAGAATAACAATATACAAGAGATACAATGACTATATTAGCCACGATTTTCCTCCTCAGGAGCTTGACAATATTAAGGAAGTATTGTATAGTCTAAATATAAAATGGTATACAATAAGTTATACAGAAAAGGAAATGATAGAATATGAGCGATTTTTTAAAAGAGATAATAAAAGAAACAGGTAATGAGTATGCTACATTAGCAAAAGACGGTGTTGCTGGTGGTGATATAGATAGTTTTATTGATACCGGTTCTTATTCTTTTAATGCTCTTCTTTCAGGTTCAATTTGGGGTGGTTTACCAGGCAATCGTATTACGGCAATTGCTGGCGAAGCTGCAACAGGTAAAACTTACTTTGCATTAGGTGTAGTAAAAAGTTTTTTAGAAAAAACTCCAGACGCTGGTGTTATTTACTTTGAATCAGAAAATGCAATATCAAAAGATATGGTTGAAAGTCGTGGTGTTGATAGTAATAGACTATTGGTAATGCCAGTTGCAACCGTACAAGAATTTAGAACACAATCAATTAAAATTATAGACAAGTATTTGGAACAACCCGAAGATAAAAGAAAACCAATGATGTTTGTATTAGATAGTTTAGGTATGTTATCTACAACTAAAGAAATGACAGACACAGCAGAGGGTAAAGAGACAAGAGATATGACAAGGTCTCAAATTGTTAAGTCTGCTTTTAGAGTATTAACTTTAAAACTAGGTCAAGCAAATGTTCCTATGATAATGACCAATCATACTTATGATGTGATTGGCAGTATGTTTCCACAAAAAGAAATGGGTGGCGGTTCAGGTTTGAAATACGCTGCTTCATCAATCATCTATCTAGGTAAACGTAAAGAAAAAGATGGTACCGAGGTAATAGGTAATATTATACATTGTAAAAACTTTAAATCAAGAATAACAAAAGAGAATGCTCAAATAGATGTAAGACTAACTTA